ATTTGAGTACTCTAAATTTGAGGATGGACAAACCGTGTCTGATCAAGAACTTTATTTGGAGTTAGAGAGACTTGGAAAACTGTCAAAAAAATATGCCAACGAGTCACAGGCCATGAAAATCATCATGAACTCGATTTACGGTGTTCTTGGATACAGATACTTCCCGTTGTACAACATAGCGGTTGCTTCAACCGTTACAGCCCAAAGTAGGGATTTGCTGCAGTATACAATAGACATAGTGAATAACTTCTTCAGAAACGAGTGGAAAGATAAGACCGATGTGCATGAAGCCCTAGGGATAAAAGTTCATAAGAACACAGACAAGGACGTTGTCATCTATGCCGATACAGACTCCATCATGATGAACATGGAGACGGTGCTGCAAACAACCGATTGGCCTCACTTGAAAGATTACGAGAAAACTAGGGACATACTTCTGGAGATCGACAAACACTTCTTAAAAGGATTCTTTAAGGAGAAATTCAGAGAATACTGTAGAGCATGTGGGGCGTTTGAGACAAGACCAGACGGGGTTGATAGCTTCAAGCTTGGACTTGAGGAGATCAATTATAAAGTCTTGTTCGTCAAAAAGAAACGTTACATCAAGAACCCCATTTGGTCTGATGGTAAACTATACAAACCCAACGAGAAATTGTCTTATAAAGGCATCGAGGTGGCAAAACCATCCTTCCCGAAATTTGTTAGAGACAAGTTGGCGCAGATAATCAAGAACATAATGGCTCAAGAAGGGAAACTGGATATGTTCTCTGTAACCAAGGAGGCCAAGCTGGTAAGGGAGGAATTTGCGAACGCCAGCATAGACAACATTTCAGAGATAGTCAGAGTTAATGGTTTTACGAAGTCCATAATATCAGACAACCCGCTGATGTTTATCTCTGGTGCGCCACAATCTCACAGGGCGGCTGGTATACACAATCATTTGATCAAAACAGACGATACCATGAAAAAGTATCCACTGATATCAAACGGTCAAAAAGTCGGTGTGTACCTTACACAGGGAGAAGATAAGACAGACGACGTGTTTGCCTACCCTGTGATGACTGGAGTCCCAGCAAAAGCCCCAGCAGTCGACAAGAAAAAACAATTTGAAAAGATGGTGTTGTCTCCCATAAATAATATCATAAAGAAAGTAGACCCAAATTACAAACTGACATATGAACTTTATGTCGTAGATGCAGAATTATGGTGATAGACTGTCAAATTTTATGCTTGTCACAACTGTCTGAGCATGATTATAGAGAAATAAACCCAGTCGAATATGACTTTGTGGCCAACAACTATAGAAACGCGCACGAATTGGATGAAGCATCATTGTATGTGTTGTACGTGGCACACAGAACGTTCCTACAAAAAGGTGTGTCTTGGAAGTCTTTCAATTATTTCCTCACCATGTCTTTTGTTAAAGGTGATAAGTCGAAAGTGGAAAGGTTTGTTTTCGTTGTGGGTGAAGATCAAAAAGGAAACAAACGTTTTAACGTCATAACACGGGATTTATCCATGTCCATCGAGCAACTTAGACTTAAGTTTTGTGATGCTATCGATTTCAACAACATTTTGTTGGATATGGAGATAGTGAAGAACTACATGGACTTGGTTCTGGTGGCAAGTTTGGACTCCGATTTTACACTGAATGAACGATTCATTTTTGATGCGTGTTCCCATTTTAACGAACTTGGAGAAATGCTGGGTTCTAACCCTAAGATTTATAACAGAATAGGTGGGTTGTGTATAAATCACGAAAGAATGCTGTCCCACATGCATGGGAAAAGAAGAAAATCATCCTTCATGAGTGGAGGCAAAAGATACCACGTTTTTTGCGGGTAAACGTGCAACAAATACAAAAAGCACCCGTTTTTCTAGTTTAAGTTTTATTTAATATTTTTTATCATGTCGGAAAAAGAAAAAATCGAGGAATCGAAAGAAGGAGTAGTGAATGCAGTTGCTGAGGAATTTGGTTTAGCCAGTATGTTTTCTGAGGACATTTCTGAGTCTGTGGCAGACGACATTGATGTCAAAGGTGGTGATGACAACGTCTATGTTACTTCGTTGAAAAACGAGAACGTTGTTAATGGTGCGTACAGGTCTGTTGTTCGCTTCATCAAAAATCCTAGAAACACGAAGGAGAAAACATTGAATGTCTTCTCGAAATTCATGTATTTCATCCCGAACCCGAACAACCAGTCTTCGGTCATTGCCGTGGATTGTACGTCGAACTGGGGTCAACGTGACAACATCATCACCAATGCGTTCTTTTATTTGAAGAACACTAAAGTTCCCAGTTTGGAGGCGTTGGCTAAAGCACATTTTAGCCGCAAGCGTTATTGGTTCACCCTTTTACAGATTGTGAAAGACATCCAACAACCAGAATTGGAAGGTAAGATCAAGGTCTTCCGTTTCGCCAACCAAATTAACGAGAAAATCGAGGACATCGTTAAAGATGACGAAGCCACAAATCAAAAAGGTGTGAATTATTCTCACCCATTCACAGGATTGAACTTCATCATCAACGTTGAAGAAGAAGAGTTCGAGGACAAAGTTACTAAAAAGATGAGAAAACAGACATCTTATAGTAAGTCGAAATTCGTTCCAGATCAAAGTGTCATGGTAGTTCCAGAATCTACGAAAGAAGAGGTGGCTGTATCAGAGGCTTATGCTAAGAAAATTTACCAATACTGTATCGAGAACTCGCCAGCTTTGGAAGACTACTTGCCTAAACCTTGGGACAAAGACTTGGAAGATCGAATCATCGAATCTGTTAGAATCACCATTGGTGACGACAACATTTTCAGCGAAATTTTCCGAAAAACTTATGGTCGTCCATACACTCATGGAAACCACATCAACACTGGGTCTGCTGAAAAAGCACCGTCTATGGAAATCAGTGAAGAGCATTTGTTGAGCAGCGACGCTCCACAAACCATCCTACCTGAGACAACCAAGACAGAAACTGCTGAAAGCGGAACTAGTGATGATCTTCCAGCTGGTTTGGCTGACTCCACTGGTTTGACTAGTGAAGAAGTTTAAAACAAGTAACATCATTGTGTTGGGTCGGTTTTTTAACCGACCCAATTTGTATAAATGGGACAAGTATGGAAGATATAGGATTTGATTTATTTTTTAAAGAGGAAAGTTCAAAGGAGATAAACTCACAAAATATTTTGGACGAACTCAGAGTGATCTTAACAAAAGTTCACGACCACCCAGAAAAAAGGAAACCAGAACCAGAATATGGTGGTGAGAGGATAAGGATAGCATGCCCGTTTTGTGGGGACAGTGAAAGGACAGCCTCAAAAAAACGCGGTATAATCTACTTAAACACAAGTACATACAAGTGCTGGAACGGTGGGTGTCCCAAACCATGGATGCCTCTTAAATCTTTCTTCGAGGAATTTGATTCAGAACTTGCGGTTTACATCAAAGAGTTCACACTTGAGGGATTTGTTAGCCAAAACAGATCATCCAATGTGGCCATGAGTATCTTCGATGTTTATGACATAAAAGACAAACTAGTACCAAGGGATGTCCTGATGAAAAAAATGGGACTGGTGGAGGTGTTCGCAGACCAAGAAATAAAGCAGTATGTTCAGAGTAGAAAACTAGACATCTACGACACTAGGCTTGCTGGAAATCCAAGGAACAAAGACCTTATCTTCTTTAATATGACCACAACGGAAAAAGTCTTAGGTCTACAGATAAGAAAGTATAAATTGGAGGACAAGTCGAAACCCAGATTTTTGAGTTTTAGCTACCAAGATATTTACGAAAGAATATTGAAGCAAGAAGTTCCAGAGGGTGCAGATAAAGTGAAAAGGATTTCCATGTTGTACAACATCCTCAGGGTTGATCTTAGGAACAACCTAAACATTTTTGAGTCTTCTGTGAACTCTCATCATTTTCCAAACTCTTTGGCGTCTTGGGGGACTGGGTCTATAATAAAGATAGATGATGCCCATTACTATCTAGATGATGACACGGCTGGTCGCAAAATTGGTAGCGAACTCCTCAAAGAAGGTAGACGAGTGTTCCTATGGACGAAATTTAAGAAACTCAACCCTTTTTATTCTTCTTGCACAGACATAAACGATCTTTTCAAGAAAGGCATGCGCACCACAGATGGTCTGGATGCGTTTTTAAGCAGTAGTAAACTTGACATATGCAATTTGTAATAGACACAGAAAAAGTGATCATGATGGAGAACCTCGTCTTGATCTTGATCGACACAACGGATGTTGGTATAATAAACGAAGTAAACGATTCCAGATATAGAAATAGAGGAGTTGTCAAGGCTCTGTCTGCGGAAGCGGAGGAAGCTGGAATAAAAAAAGGTGACATGGTTCATTTTGGTGACATGGCTGGTGCTTTCCCCTTCAAGAAAAAAAACAGGAATTACTATGTTTTACACAAGGCCGAGATCGCTCTAATATCAGACGACTCAGATTTGTACCTTGGAGAAGACTTATCTTTTTATATGGCTCAAGACCTAGCTGGCAAGCAAGCTGAAAGGATAGCTAGGATATGACCACGTTGATCTTCTTGACATTGTCTATGAGTATGGAAACGAGACATATATCTCTTGTTTCTCCTTTGGTGAATATGACACTAATATCTGTCGAGAACATTGGATAAAAAGAACAAAAATTGGAGACTATGTCCCGTATTTTCGTCTGCAACTCCAATTGATCCAAATCCATCTCAAAGACATATGTCTCTAAATCCATGGTTATGTCAGCACCCATGATAGAACCAAGTTCCGACTCCAAAGCCATTTTTATCTGGTCTGCGTAGATTTCGATCGGGTCAGATGTCTCAAGGTCTGTTTGAGAGTAGTCTTGGTCATTTATGCTATCCGCTTTTATTTCTATCATTTCTCAAAGTTGTGTTTGTAAGAGTCGTTGAGATCAGACCTATTTTTGTTCAAGTGTGAAGAGAATGTGAGTTGGTTGTAGGTTATATCCAGAGAAAATTCATTCACTGAAATCGACCTGTCGTTTTTTGACAAACCTATTTCTGATATTTTGTTTATCTGGATTTCACGGTAAACAAAAGAATAAACGATGTTACCAGCCGAATCCAACATGTCCAAAAATATGTTGTCATAGAAAGCACCTCCATCTCTGGCGTTCTCATTATCGCCATCATTAAACGACTCCATGTTCCTATACAAGATCATATAGTTTAAAAATGTCTTCTTGCTTGAGAACGTCAAAGTTATGGTTCTACTTCTCTTTCTGCTCAATGGCAAAGAACTATTGTGAGTTCTGACTTTAGTACCTCTACCCGATAGTTGTTCCTGAGTAGATAGGGCTTCTAAACCCAAGACGGTTGCTCCTATAATGGTGTTGTTCAAAAAGTCTATCATCTTTGAATATGAACCATTCTCAACATCAAAGTAGTCTTTGAACTCTTCCTCAACATCTTTTAAGATGAAGGAATTTCCAAGCCGTATCTGGAAGTCTTTTACTAATGAATTGCTCAACATGTTTTATGTATCTTTTAGTTTTGGTTCTTTCCTTCCGATTCTATATGAAGCGTCCAGATTTTTCTTATAATCATAATAGATGTAAGCGATGTTTTTCTTTTTCATAAACTGGCCAGAAAAGGTAAGTAGTCTATACCAGTCTAAAAAGGTTATTATCAAAGGCTTCATCTTTATTCTGGTTATTATGTAGCTTCTGATGGCGTATTCAAACCCGCTTTTTTTAAGATAGGTTTTAAGATCAGTGTAAGAAGTTCTCAACATCCTAGAGGAAACACCAGTCTTTAATATGACCTTATTGGAGGCCTCAATCCTGTTTTGGTTGAATTTAACTATCATGTCCAGTACCAATGCTCTTTGTTTTGGGGGTATAAACTGTAGCCCTAGAAACATCGGGTTTCCACACTTGTGCCATCCTATAAATACCCCAACAGGCACTGCATTATAGTACTCAAGTTCATCTTTCCATTTTGGATTGAAATAGTAGAAGGTGTATATGTGGCCAACAACGAAGTCAAATTCCCTCCTGTTGTTTTCTATGTAAGCACTTTTCGGGACTCCTCTCTCAAAATAGAAATCGTTGAACCACTTCTGATTCCTGTTCCTCAAGGACGAATCAGACCTGTGCTTCTTGATTTTTGCTAGTGTCTCACTAGGGAGTTCCATTACTCAGAATATGTTAGGTCAATAACTATGGCCTTTAACACTTGGTTGCCATTACCATCTATAAAGTTGTTTGATGGTAAAGCTATCTCTTTATTTTTGACGATTATGTTTCCTATGGAATCCAACATGCTTTGATCTTCAACAATAAACTCGACGTCAACTGAGTCGACGATGTTCATGTCATCCACCAATTTCACGATGTCAGATTTTGGTATCTTGTTGGTTCTCCTCATTTTCAGCATGCTGTTGGAGATGACAGTCCTGATATCTTCTTTCATCTTCGTGAGATCAGACCCAGAAGTCTTATAGACATCAGCCTTTACCACCATCGAGTAACTTTTTACCACTGGGTCTTTTATCACAACATCAATGTTTTGTGATCTCTGTGAGTTTATAAGCCCAAGCAACCTCGTTTTCGTCACATCAGACAACACGATGTCATTCCTGTTCATGTTGAAGTAGTCTTGGCCGACCCCAACCATATCCTCCAATCTTGGGTAGATGTAAGTGTCCAAAACGTTTGCTTGGGTGTCGTTAAAAATTTTGACACTACCAAACAAGTTCATTCTGTCTATAGTGTACTTTAAGCTTTTTTTATCAAAAATTATGCTGTTCTTGTTAACGTTTGGTGCTATCAACTTGGTCAATTCTATGTCCTCCGCTTCTGCACCAAAGTCTGGATTTTCTATGACCTTTATGTCATATGTTTTATTGACATCTATGGCGTTACCATTCTGGTTGTAGAACGGGTCTATGAACGAGAATATTGGTGCTTTGACGTTACCAAGTTTTCCAGCTATCACTGGATAATAAACCCTGATTTCCTCACCGCCCTCTGGTATGGTTGAATATATCTTTTTACCAAAGATAAGGTCTATTCCAGCCGTTAAACCAGTCCTAACTATACAACACAACTTTCCATACTCAAATTCAGAGAAGGTAGACACGACCTTGCATGGATTTCCGTTTACCTCAACTTTGATGTGGTTCATGTCAACCATGAGGTTGTTGAAGGTAACGGAATAAGTTTGATTATCAGTCCCGTCACCAGTAAAGGTATCACTTCTAACAACACCTTGTAGTATGTTTGCCGTGAACGAATGGGCTGTGTTTCCAGTGATCTCAATATATTCTTGCCCCAGATTTAAGTAATACAAAAGGCCGTTGTCTGCGCACCTGAGTCTGGTAAAATTGGGAACGTATATCAGACCCCCAGAAACACCTTGGTTTAATAGGCCATCTGACTTCAAAGAAACGGTTATTGTCCCAGTTGCTCCAAATCCTCTATGAGCGTTATGGCCGTTCAATTGAGCCATCCCATAAATAGAATCCTTTCTTCTAGCCGTTTTAAAAGACATCTCATTAATAGAATCCTTTATGTAGTAGAAAACTAGTTTTGAATGATTCGATATGTTCAGCTGTATTTGGCCATAACCAGTCGAATAACTGAACATTTGGGCGATTTGACCAAATTTGTCAGACATGTAAGTTTTGGCCTTGTTCAACAAGTTTTGGCCTTGTATGTCTTTCTTTTGTAGATATTGCTGGGACATCCTCTTTCTTTTACAATATGTATTTATATGAAAAGTCCAGCAATTCGCAAGAACGGCTGGACTTTTGAGGATTTGTCGTCTTTAAACTCTATCAAAGATGGACTTTGAGAAAGCCGATTCGCTGATCATTTTCTTTTTACTGGATTTTTTGTCCAAAGAAATTAAACCTTTTTTATCCAAAATGGAAATGTGTCCAGCAACCTGAAACTTGTTCAATCCATCAACAGCTATTCCACTAGACTCGATTTGCCCGTCGTCAGATTTTTTCTCCATCTTTCTGATCTGAGACAAAATGAGGATTTCTGTTTTGTTTATCTTTGTTCGCACTTTGGATTTGTCCAAAGATTTCGGGTCAACTTCTCCAAATTCGATGATGTCTTTCTTCATGGCGAAAACTTCATATTCGACTTCGTTGTCGTTGTCGATAACCAGCACGATAAAACCAGTGCCATGTTTCTTAATAACTTTTAAAAAAGTGTTGTCAGATGCTGTTTGGAATACTTGCCCAGCTTTCAATGCGATGTTTTGTGTTTGTGTTTTCATGTTTGTTATTTTTTAGTTTATTATTTTAGTTTACCTACGCACCCTTCTGTGTTTAAAAGGTGTCTTTTTTTATTCATAGTTCTAGTTACTTTTGCGCCTATTTTACCCAACAGACTGATCAAGTCTTTTTTGTCGATCAAGTCGTTCTCATCAACCAAGAACATACCTTTGTCTGTCTTTTTGATGATTATGTCATAAGGTAAGTTGCTTTCAAGATAAGTTTTAAACTTTTTCTGAAACGGTGTCAAGTTTTTAGCTTCACCAAAATAGAAGTTTTTCACCTCTGAGAAATTTGGTTTCTTATTATCTGGGATGGCAAATTCTCTACCTTCGACATCAAGAGAACAGCCCAAATGCTTCATCTCTTCGAAAAAGGCTTTGTTGTAATCGTCGACTTTAAATGTTTCCATGTTTCTTTTAATTATTCATAAACAATTTTCAAAGACCGTGCCAAATTTTCCTAGAGCATCAGAAACTAGTTGGGCATGACAAACTGACATGACAAACTGACACAATGACATGTCTTTATACAGATTGGGGTGACATTTCAGCCACCCCAACCAAGTTATCTTTACTGTCTTTTAGTCTAGGTCTTCTATCAGGAATCCTAAAACAAAAAGGTCGTTTACACTCAAGTTGTCTGGCAAAGACCCCACCGTGAATTTGTCCATGTCGTCCAAGATCATCTCAGAGTTCAAGATTCCATCGATCAATTCTTTATTCTCGTCGAAGAATGGTCTAACAGATGGGTGAGCGGCCAAAATTGCCTCCATGCTGTTGTTGAACGTCTCCTCATTGACCTGTCCTGACTTGTCTCTTAGGGCATTATGCAAAGCGTCCATCTTCTCATTGACCACATCAATTTCGCTTCTTTCAGCAGCATGCTTTTCCAGCAAAACAAGCTGTTTTTCTTCAATTTCCATGCTGATGTTGTTGAGTTTCTCCTCAACAGCCATGAGGTTTTTTCTGACAACTAATGCGACACTAGTGCTTTTAACATTAACCGCAGAACGCAATTTGTTCTGAAGTTCTTTCAATCCGTTGTAATTAACTACCATTTTTGTTTATTTGTGCCAAATTGGCCGTTGATAATGCTGTGTAATATACTTCAACAGCTTCTATAAATCTGTTGAAAAACGATTCCAGATCAGCCTTGTTGCACATGTTGTCCACCAGAAGTGATCTTGATAGTTCCAGCGTCTTCATAACCTCCTTCACCAAAAATATTTTGCCAAAATAAGTTATTCCGTCGTTTAGGTACGTCATAGTGTCTGTGAAAGACACATCCATATGTCCACTGGTTTTTATGATGAGGTCGATTGTTCGCTTCTCCAATTCTTGTTTCGCCTCTTCGAGAAAGTTTAATATGTGCTCCTTAGCATCTGGTGGTGTGTCTAAAACTGGACACCCTATTTTTGATATGCTCAATCTCCCAGTGGTGGGGCTGGTTTGCACCAATAAAGCACCAAACAAGGTTTTTAAGTTCTTTGTAAACGGAAGATCAACAAAAGGTTCATCAAAGACCAAAATGGACTTGCCCTCTACTTCTAGATGTGTCCCCTCCATAAAAACTTCTTCTCTTTCCACCAATAGGTGGACTTTTTTGATGTCAGCCACAAATGGCATCATAATCATATGGTCTCCGTTTTGATGACCAAACGTCAAGTCACCGATAGACTTGACGCTGTCGTAAAAGCTGTCGTAATTCATCTCAATTTCCCCATTTCTATACCATTTCCGAAAGTGTCAAAGGTCATGAAGCGCATGTCATAATCATAGTTGACTTTTGCACTAACTTTTCCATTCTCATGGTATTCCACCCAAGTTCCAATGCGCTTGTCTTCAAGGTTTTTCATACCTTCTACCAACAGAACGCCTTTTTTATTTTTTGTCTGCACCAACCAACCGTCTTTTTCTTTCGTCTTTGTGGTTACGTTTCCATCTTTGTCAACAGAACTGACTTCAACCACAACATTATCTACAAAAGTTACAGTTTTGTTGCCGATTTTTGCAGAACCTTTAGCAGAACAACCGTCCATAGCTTTTGATAACTCCACTTGTTCAGCTAACATGGGTGCTATCTTTTGAATGGCTCTTGTTCTCTTAGCAGAAATAGTGGTGCGGTTGTTCATGTTGTACTTCTTAGCAAGTTCCTCAGGCTTTCCGACAACGCGAAGTCCCTCGAACTGCACACCCTTGATGACGTTCGGCCCCTTAATGTCCAGGCGAGGAATTATGCGTGGGAGTCTGAGGCTCACTTCCAGAAGTCCTCGATGTAGTTGATGTCTAATGACCGCTCCTCAGGCATTTCGTACTTAGCCAGTCCGGTGTGGTGGAAGTCGTGAATCTCAAGCCATTCCCAAGTCGCCACATACACCGCACCATTGGTATTG